CCGCAAAGGTTCGAATCCCTTACGGCGTGCCAAAAAGAGAAAGCCCCGAAGTTGTTGAAACTTCGGGGTTTTCTTTATTTATCAATGGTTTGCGGCGCTTTTGCGCATACATTTTTTAACGTAATCATATAAAAATCGACGTATCCATACACGTTTTAACGTGCGATTTTACGACAAAATTTACGACAACTTATTCTATGCGTTTTTCAGCACACTGATTGCTTTCTTTATCGCCATGTGCTCAGACTCGCCGCCGGCTTCCTTGAGCATATCCTCAAGCTGCTCGATAGCGTGTTCAGCACCGTCGGCGCGGCTGTACCCTCTGCGGCTGTACCCGGCATCGCGGGAGGTAAAGCGCCCCATACTGTCACGGCCTCTGCGATAGCTGTTGCCGCGCATGTAGCCTTCTGCGTCCCATTCGCCGGTACGGCTGTAGCCATCGGCCATCATGATCTTGTCGATGTTCTTGACGCTGTGTACAAGCTTGTCGATGACCTCAAGTGCGCCTGTATTCAGTTCGCCCTGTTCCGCGATATCGTCAAGCTCCTCGCACAGCATATCACGAAGTTTTTCAAGTGATCTCATACTCATAGTTTTACTCCTCTCATGCAATTCTCTCAACGATCAGGTTGGAGTTTGCGAAGTTAATAGCCTGTCCGCTTGTGTTCTTAACTGCCACAGTCAGGCAGCAATCACGCGGAACATTCACATTTGCCGCAACATAAATGTTAAAATAATTTTCCACAGCAGCCGGTGTCACAGTCGCCGTTGCAGCGGTAAGCGGCTCACCGTTTATTGCGATAGCGGCGGTTATTGCCTCGACCGTGCCGCCCGTTGGTATCGCTATGTTCGCGCCGAATGCAACGCGAAAACGCGCCCTGCACTGGTTTGTCAGGCCGCGCAGTGTGACAATGCCGGCACCCTCACGGTGCACGATACTGCAATTGCCCTGCACTGCCGTTTCCGTCAGAGGCACATTCTGCCCTGCCGCGATGCTGACTATATTGGAATTTGTAAATTCAGCCATAATGTTTATCCTTTCATAAAAAATGCGGTGAGACGTGAGCCTCACCGCTTGATCTTAGTATCGGTAAAAGCCCGACCATTTTCGTGAAGTCACGAAAAAGCTGTGCTGTGCAATTGTTATGCGCAATTACCGCAAGCGCCGTAAGGTGCGGACGCTGCCCACGGGTTACAGGTGATGTAAGCCGGCGTGGGGCACGGCCTGAGCTGCGAAACAAGGTAATTATTCTGCGCTGCCTGAGAAGCTGCAAGCTTGAGGTTCTGATTTTCGGTCTGCAAATCCTGCATCTTGCTGTTCACGAGGAAGTCGAGAATTGCCTTGCTGTTGCAGTTGGCGTTGTCGATAATGTCGCGAGTGCTGTTCTGAATGGTGTTGCGTGTGTCGCATGCCTGTGTTGCCATGTCATAGCGCACCTGTGCTATTGCTGCGCGGTTCTCGCAGCAGCACTCCTGCGCCTGCATCTGCATTGCGTTAAGCTGTGCCATTAGCGCGGCCTGCTGGTTGCACTTAGACAATTCAGCAGTCTGGAAGCCGCTTGTGACCGCCTGAGTGACGTTTGCAAAGCCGTTGAGCATACCCGTGTTCATTGCATAAAAGCCGTCGCACAGACCGCTGTTAACGCTGTCAAGCTTGCGTTCGAGGTTTGCAAAGTCGGAGGTCAGGATATAGCCGTCCATAACACCGCCGTTGTTGCCGCCCCAGCCGTTGCCGCCCCAGCCGAACAGAATGATGACAAAGAGGATCATCCACCATCCGTCACCGCCGAAGCCGCCCCAGCCGGAGTTGGAGGGTGATACCGGCATAGTCATTACCGGCGTATCGGAAGAAAGAGCCATGATTTAATTTTTCCTTTCAAAATGTATTTACAAATACCCGGCCGGATAAAATGTACTTACTTCATAAGTGCCTGAAACTGCTGCGCAAATGCCTGCGCCTGATTTAACTGCTGCTGCGTTATCCTGCCGCTTTGCAGCATCTTTTGTACCTCCTGCTGAGGGTCGCCCTGGAACGTACTCTTAAACTGTTGGAAGCGCTGCACAAGGTTCTGAAACTGCGGGTTCATGCCGCCGCCAATCGCCTGAAAAAGCGGATTACCCATTGCTTACTTCCTCCTTCGGTATAAGCGCCTCGACCTTTTTTGCGAGCGCGTCATACTCTGCGCGTGTCACATACTCCACGCCGGGGGCCGGCATTGACTGCGTTCTTTCCGCATAGTCAAGTATTCGCATTGTCGGTATACCCGAAGCGTCTACGGACTTTAGGTATATCGTCTGCCGCTCACTGTCCCACAGTGGCACTGTGTTGCCCGGCGCGACGAGATACGACTTGCCTGCCGCCTCTCCCTGCACCCAGATCATGCCCTGCTGTGCAGGCTGCTGCTGTGCTCGCATCTGCGCGAGGTTGTCCATCATAGGCGGCTGATAATACCCATACGGTGTGTTGTAACCAAAAGCCATTATTGTTCCTCCCGTTTTTCAAAGTAGTAGACCGGCACCTCGTCTCCGCTGTCCCACGTGTCGTAATAGTCGCCGTTTACGACCGCTACGACGTGGCTGGACAGCGCGAGAACATAAGTGCCCTGCGTATGTTCGTCGGCGAAGGCGGCGACCGTATAGCACTCGGGGCAGGTGTCCGGCAGCGCATGCTGTCTAAAGCCGTTGGCCTTGAGGTAACTACCCCAAACACTGTTTGCCGAGGGCATGTCATGTACTCTCAGACCTTCAACGCACAAAGCGAGATAGGTCTTATCCCAAACGGTATTCATCGCCTTGGCTATCGCCCTTACGGTGCAGTCGCCCACGCGCTTTGCATCCGGGTTGGGATTAAAAAACACGAACATGTCGCCGCCTCCTTGTACTTAAAAGCTTAAAGCCTTTTTGGATTCCAAGGGGGTACTCAATGTCCGCGTTATGGGGAAAATGCGCGTAAAAAAAGAGGAGGTGTTTGCCTCCTCTTAGCTTTTGAAAAGCCGCTCGTAATTATGTTCGATTTTTGTTCTTGCCGTAGAAAGGCGTTTCGAGACGGTTTTTCTGTCAAGCCCTATTTCCTCTGCAATGTCTATCTGCGGTATCTGCTGTATGAAATACAGATCAGCAATCCTGCTGCCCTCGCGTCCGAGATTTGCGCTGTATATTAGCTTTTCCCACTTCTCGCGCGGCAGCATTGCCATGTCCGGCCTGAGCCGTAATCGCGCCTGTGTCATTTATCACACTTCGGTTTATCGTACTCCATAGCCTGTCTGCTGTCGCTGACTCCGGCGGTCGTCGGATCTGTGACTACGCCGAGAATGGTAAGCACCGCGAACAGCGCGTTTACAACGGCCAGCAGCTTGTCCCCCAGCGCGTCAAGCTTGAGATCGATGCCGAACACCGCCGCCACTACCTGAATAAGCAGCAGCACCGCCGGAACGAGCGCGAGCCAAAAGGTTTTGTTTTTAAGTCTTACAGTCCAGTTGATTTTCATTAATGTGCCTCCGTCAATGATGATGATTTTTCATGTCTTCTTCAAGATCGCTTATGCGATGGTTGATTACCTTAATCTGTTCCTCTACTACAGGCATACGCTTTGCAAACTTGTTGTGCTCCCTGACCTCTCGTGTCAGCTCGATCACCTTTGTTTCCATTACCGCCTGTGATTTGCTGTTGCTGATAAGTACGCCGACGATCGTTAAAACGCCCGTTATGATAGCGACTATTATGCTCTCTGCCATACTTTATTTCTCTAACATTGTTTCAATCATTCTTTTGTTATATATCGTCACCCTTAGCATGTCCTCGGTCAGGTCAACCACGCCGTTGCCCTTGCCCTTGATTATGCCGTCCTGCATAAGCTGCCTGACGGTATCGCGGTAAAAGCCCTCCGGCACATCCTCGATTTTGTTCCATCTGACCATTTCTTCATCCTCGCTTTCTATTGTGTATTTCGGCCTGCCAAAGCCGTAGACTGTGTTGTTGAGTGTGCGGGTAACGCGCTTCACCGCGTTTCCGGCGTTGCCCTCGATCGTGGTGAACGTGTTGCCGCTCACGCTCTCTACAATGCCCGTGTGGCACGGAAGCCCGTCGCGGCTGTCGCGCTGGAAAAACTGGTCGCCGACCTGCGGCTTGGTGAAAAGCCTCGCCTGTGCCGCGTAGTATTTCGCCCAGCTCACGCAGCTTGCGCCGTATGGCCCGGTAAGGCACAGAATATCCTTTGCCTCGCTGCCTGCAATGCGCCAGAAGCACCACGCTACAAAGCTTGTGCACCATTCATAGCCGTTCTTCGGCGTGTTCCAGAACTTCGCCTTATCAAGCTCGGCCTGAAACATCGTGAAGTTGCCCCGTCCGGCATTATCCTCAAAGCTGTATAAGTCTTTGTTGCTCGCTTTTTCCCTGTAGCCTATGTACTTTGCAGCTAACGTGAGCACCTGTTTCGGGGTTATGTTCATTCCGCATCCTCCCACGCTCTCGGCAGCGCCGACGCATCGTGTACAACATTATCCTGCAAGCACCTGTGTACCTTGCCGGAAGCGTCCTTGTAGCATTCGCCGGTCATGTACATGCCGCTCGTTCCGAGAGGGGCTACCCATGCTTTAGCCTTTGCAGGGTCTTTCGTGTGGCACAGCCCCCACAGAGCGCGAAGCGTTGACGGCCTGCCCTGATAATTCGCGGCGTTGTACGGCTGTATAAGCGTCCACACCTGCCCCTCGTCCGCAACCGGCGTACCGGCAGGACATGCGCTGTAATCTTTCTGCGCGTCGAAATCGGGCACTTTGCTTTCCTCCGCGATTATCGCCGTGCCGTCCATCGTGCTTGCGCGTCCGCGCAGATTGAGCGCATCGTCCGCGCCCTTTTCCTTCATTTTGGTCATGGCCTCTGTCTTTGTCATACGCTGTTGACTCCTTCCTTGTATGCCGCCTCAAGGTCGCCGGTGCTCACGGCGTTTTTTAGCTCGCTGTCCTTGTCCGCTACGACCTGTGCGCCGTTTACCGTTTCTATCTCGCACTTCGGCTCAGTGCCGTGCAGGCCGTCATCGGTAAGCCGGAATACGGTGTCGGCTATCTGCGTTACCGTTTCGCCGGTCTCCGCGTCGGTGTATTCCCTTGCCACCTTTGCGCATATGCCCTCAGCCTCCGCTTCATTGCACAGCACATAGCAGCCGTTTGTGTGCAACCGGATATATACGAAGCTGTCGGAATATCCGGCGATTTCGTTGTCTACTTTTATTGCGTACATTGATTACACCTCCTGGATTAAAAACAGAACGCAAAGGCAATGCCAAGACTAATGGAGTAAGTGGCGGTGGAGATGTTGCCGTATCGATTTACGCAGCATCGGCCATTGGTGGGAAGGTCACTCTTTGAACCCAACCACCAAGCACTAACTTCGCCGTTTATTTTCTTTATCTTGCTGTTTCCGGCGGCGTAGTAGGTGTACTGTGTGCCCTCGACGTATGTTGCCTTCTCGTTGGTTCCGAACACCTCATTTTCCGTAAGGCTGAAAAGCTTCGGGGAAACACTTTCGTTGTTTATCGTCTTGCTGACGGGCTTTATGGCGCTCTGTATGCTCCCCGGCAGCTTTGTAATGAGGTCGTCCCATGTCGCCTGCCATCTATATGTTGTGTTAAGGCAGTCGTGCAGCTGGAAGGTCAGCGGCGCTGTTCCGCCTGCGGCGTAGGTGTCATGGCCTTTGCCGATGATATCGACCAAATAGTCTGCGCCGTCTATCGTCATAGCCTTGCTGTCGCCCGCGACCCACGTGTCGGGTACGCTGCCGCTTTGACAGGCAGCGATTATCTGCTCCCACGTGTTGGAGGCGAATGTGGAGTTGAGGAAATTCGCCGTCACCGCGCAGGTCTTGCTTGCAGGCGCGGTGTGGTTCGTGCCCTCGGCAACGCTTACGGTTATTGTCGCGCTGCCGCTTGCCTTGCCCGTAACGGTGACAGTGCTGCCGCTCACGCTTGCCGTTGCTATGCCCGGGGCGCTGCTCACGGCGCTTATCACACCGTCGCCCGTTCTCGTAACGGTGATGCTTGCGCTCGTTGTGCTGCTGTCCAGCGTCAGTGTCGTCGGGCTTATCGATAAGCTGCCCGCCGCCTTCCCGATACTCCAGCTCACGCTCTTCGCCGTCGTCGTGCCGTCAGGCCAGCGGTAATTTGCCTTCGGCGTAAATGTTGCCGTGTAGCTTCCGGCGTTCGTGCCGGAGGTCGTGCCGCCGATTGTCAGCTGCGTCGCGCTGTAGCCGCTCCATGTGGGGGACTGGCTGCTCCCGTTATACGTCAGTGCTCCGCTCTGACTCGGAACGGTCGAAATGGTCTTTTTATTGACCGTAACGGCGGTTGTGCTTGTTTTGGTAACTCCGTGCTCGGTGTAGCTTATCGTGACGCTTTGGCTCCCCACGCTTGTGAACGTTGTCGGGCTTATGCTGTAATTGCTTACAGCCGCCGAAGATCCGTCGCTGTATGTCGCTGTGACGACCATTCCGGCGCTCTGGAAGCTGTCGCCGTATTCATACACCGTTTTCGCCGGCGGCGTTGTTACCGCTATGGACACAAGCCTTACGCCTCCGCCGCCTCCGACCATGTTGAACACTAAGCTCATGCCGTTGCCTCCGTTCTCAGAATGTTGACCGTAAGATTTTTCGTTGGCGTAACGTCGCAGTGAAAGCTCATCCTGCCCGCCGTTGTCACATTGTCGGCGTAGATCATCGCCTCGGCATAGTCCTTGAAGCTGTCCCCTGCCGGGCACACCGTATAGGCATAGCCGCTTGCAATGAACTTGCTGTTGCTGACTGCCTGTGTGCCTGCGCTCCACCCTGCCGCCGTCAGCGTCACGGTAAAGGAGTCCGCCTTTCCACTCTTGCCGTTCCATGCCGTCCTCTCCTCGGCGGTAATGTGCATGACGGTGTTTCCCGCGTGGGTGTTCAAATTGTCCTGTACGGTCTGAGCTTCGCCCTGCGCGTCCGCTCCGACCATTGCAGCGGTGTAGTCGCCTGTCTGAGGTGCAACAGCGCCGGAGCGTCCGTTGAAGCTCGAAACGCCGCCTCCGGCAACTCCCTGTGCGGCCATAGCCCAGTACTTGGCGTTGTTGGTGTCCTCTCCGGTTCGCGTTCCTGTGCCGCCTACGGCCCAGCTCTCGGAAAGCTTGCTGCTTGCCTGTGCGCTCTGTGCGCTCGCTCCGGCGCTCTGTGCGCTCCCTGCCGCCGCGCTCTTGGCGCTCTCTGCCGCAGTCTTGGCACTCTGTGCGGAAGTATTCGCGGCCTCGGCATCTGCTTTCGCGGTCTGCGCCGAGGTATTTGCAGTCTCGGCCTTGCTCTGCGCCGCCTGTGCCGCTGCTTTTGCCGACTGCGCGTCGGATTTCGCCGACTGCGCGGCAGCATTCGCGCTCTCGGCGCTTGCCCCGGCCGTGACCGCCGCCGCTTTCGCGCTCTCTGCGTCTGCCTTTGCGCTCTGTGCCGCCTGAGCCGCCGTCTGAGCCGCCGTCGCTTTTTCAGTGGCCGTCTGAGCGCTCTGTGCGCTTGCAGTCTCGCTGGCCGCTGCCGCCGATGCAGAGCTTGCCGCCGCTGATGCCGAGCCGGAAGCCGATGCTGCCGCGCTTTCTGCCGCCGACTGTGCGCTCTCCGCTTTGCCCTGGGCTGTCTCGGCCTTGCTCTGCGCCGTTTCTGCCTTGCCCTGCGCGGTCTCGGCCTTGGCCTGTGCCGCCTCCGCTGCCGCCTGTGCGTCCTCAGCCTTGCCCTGAGCCGCTTCCGCAGCGTCCTGGGCATTCTTTGCCGCCGTTGCCGACTGCGCCGCAGCAGACTGCACCTGAGCCCATATGGGCAGTGTGCCGGTCGATACGTCCTCATAGCCCTCATAGCCCTTGCGTATCTTGCCGACCGTCGCCCACACCGTGGGTATCGCAACGACGTTTGCGTTGTCCGCGCCGTAAATGCCTACCATAAGTATCTCGTCGCTTTTCGCAAGGCACTCCTGCGGTATGGAGCAGACATTGTTTTCCCAGTACGAGTCGAGCACGACCTTTGTAACGTCGCCTGCCGTGAACATCGCGGTTTTTGAAATGTTTGAAGTCCAGTCCTCGGAAAACTCGAATTTGATCTTTGCGTTTATCATGCCGCTGGTGATGATATCGTTTTCCGTGACCGTCGCCAGCGCCTTTCCGATCATTATAGTTGTCAAAGGCATTGCCTCCTTTTCGCTTATGTCTCAAGCATAATAAAAAAGGGCGGAGCATGTAACTCCACCCTTGCCATGTTATTTAGTTTTCTTTGTCGCTATAGTTTTTATCGTAGTATTCGGTCCAGTGATCGAGCACGACTTTGCCGGGATTACTGCTCTTATACGCTTCTGCCTCCCACTTCGCGCCAAAACCCACATCATTGTTGACCTCGTACTTTGCAATGTCGTTAGCATATTCATAAGCTTTCTTTATCAGGTATGCTTTCTCAGCGTCACTCGCCCTGCCGTATTCCGCGCTGTTTATGAACTGAGTCGCAAGGTCAAGCGACAGCTGCCCTTTTCGCGTGGAATATGCAACATACTCGTCGGCTGTCAGATATTCGCCTTTTATTTGCACATTTGTTTTCGGGCGAGTGGGGTATACTCCTGTTTCGCCGAGATCGTAAAGCCGTTCGAGCTCTCCGTCTATCTCCGTCGGGCGTTCCTTCTTGACGTATGCGGGATTTACAAAGTTGTTGAGCATTCTTTCAAATAGGTTGCCGGTCTCCTCAGTGCGCCCCCATGCGTCGATGTACGGTATCTGGCTGAAATCGTAAAACGGTATCTTGTTTGCGATCTTGCCCCACATGTATTGCAGCTCAGACCCAACAGCGCTGTTGCGGTCGACATACGTTGTCTCGCGCTGGGTTTCCTCAAATGCGCGTTCAGCCTGTCCGAGAATGGTGGGGAAATACTGCGTTAAGTAGTTTGTCACGGACTTAGAGAGTATTTTATACATACCGCTCGCGTCATCAACGTAACCAATGTTATCTATAAGGTCACTGACGCTTTGCAGCATTGACATTTCAAGTACGGGAGTGGTCACGCTGGCAAGTGATTTAAGCGCACCGACAAGCCAATTTGCACTATCATTTTTGCCGCTCCACGAGTTATACAGCTCCACGCCTACGAATACCGGCATACTTTCCGGCGCGAGCCAGTCAAGCGTTATGTTGAAGTCGCCCAAATCAAGTGCATATTTCTGATTTCCACTCAGCTCATCGAATTTGCTTTGTTTATCGTCGTCACCACTGCCGCCAAGCAGCATGCCCTGCCAGGCCAAAAGCACGCCAAGCCCCACGAGTGCCGTACCCGTAAGCCCTGCCGAAACTTCGTCTATAAACTGTGCGGGGCTCATGCCGCTATCAACGTCGCCGTTCACATACGCCTTGACTCTTCTGATGTCACACAGAGACTTTAAAAGCCCGACCGGCGAGTATTCCATACCGCGAGCTAAGATGTTGGCCGGGGTTTTCTTGAACGGCAGAACGCCCTCTACAAGTACGTTTACGGCCTTGTACCTTGTTTTACCGAGATTGCTGACCCATTGCGAAAATACGTTAATGTCGCGGTAAGTGGCTTTCTGCGCCTCCTTAACAGCAACGGTCTGCGCCTTGGCAACCGTCTCGTCGGCGACCTGCCCGGAGAACAGTTGCTCCGCACTTATGCCGTTTGATTTGTACCAGCGTGCAAGCGCATAAGCGTAAGCATTTTTGCAGAAAAAAGCGTCCTCTTTGTCGAGCGCCTTTGAATTGGCTTTGCGCAGCGTTTCAAGCGGCTTGACCTTATCATATATCGTTCTGTTGTTGTCTACTCCACTGAAATTGTCGTTGTACTTGCCGCCCGAAAGGATAACGTCCTGCATCGCGGCATAATCCATCTTGCCATAGTCAATAAGCGCTTTATCCGTCGCATTCGAGGAATTGAGTATCGCCTTGCTGCGCTCAATGCCGCCGTCAATTTTAGCGTCAACCATATTCTCGATGCCATACGCTATAATATTCTTTACTTCTCTTACTGGCGTAAAAAGTGCATTGCCCAAGAAGTTGCGGACATGTGTTCTCGGATTGCCCAGCATGGCAAGATAGCGGAAGTTGTTGAGCTTTTCGTACCACGTCGCATCTATCTGTTGCGCTACGCTCTGCTCGATGTTCGCCCACGCGGTTTTTATGCCGTCCTCGTCGCTCTGCCTGAGCGCCTTGGCATACTCGTCGTAAAGGATTTTGTCAACATGTATATCCGCTTTGTTGTCCTTGTACCGCTCATTGAGATCTTCCTCGATGTTCTCAATCGACTTTGCCGCGAGGTACAGTCTGCATTCGGGCGAAAGCTTGTTGAGAATGCGCATAGCCTGCAAGGACTGCGCCGTGTTCGTGGAGTTTTTGACCATGAGCGATGCAATGTCCATCGCCGTTACGTAGTCTCCGCTGTTGACGGCATTGTTGTAAAGGGCAATGCCCATAACGGTGTTGTCCTTCGATACTCTGCCGCTGTTTATCTCGGCCTTGTAGTTTGCAAGCGCCTGATCCCAGCCGTCATCAGAGATAGCGCGTTCGGCCTTTTTAAGCGCTTCCTCGTCGGAGTATGCAATGTGCGAGAACTTACCCAGCGCCGCGTCCTCTCTCAGCGCGTCGGAGAACTCAGCCGGTGTCATGCCGCTGTTGGCTATGGTGGAAACATGCTTGCTCGTGAGCTTGCCGTTCAGGTCTTCCTTTGGTATCTCCTGCGGCGCTCTGTGCTGCTGTTCGGCGAGATTTGCCTCCTGCTCCTTGCTTATCGGGTGCAGTGCGCTGTCGCCCTCGCCCTGAGCCTCCGTTACCCAGCGCTCGCCCACGGTTTCCTCTCCCGTGAAGTTTGCGGAAGCTGCGCCCATGCCCTCCGGCAGGTCAGACCGCATCTGTGTAAACTCCTTATATAGCTCTCTTTCTGTTATCAGGCCGTCAGCGATAGCAAGGCTGTTTTCTTCAAGGTAGTTTTCCCACGCCGTATTACCGCCCGATATGTTTTCTTTAGCGCGGATGTATTCGGCGTTACCGCTTGCACCCTTATAGCCGTTGGTAAGAAGATCGTCCAAAAACAGCTCCATACGCTTTGCCAAAGCGTAGTTTTCGCTGCCCTGATCGTTTGAAATGTCCAGCAGCGCTTGAAGCCCGTCGTTAAACGAGCTGCCGCCGAGGGCTCGCTTAAATCCATCTGTAAACTTTGTTTTGGAATAGCCGTTCGTAGTACGGAATTGAGTTGCCATTCCGATATCATAAAGCACGGTCTGCGCCATGTCCTCATAATATTTGTGCAGCTCCGGGTGCTCCATCTGAAACGGCTTTACGCTTCGGTCGCCCACGCTTGAGAAATTGCGGTTATCGATATGTCCGGCATTCTTAGATGTTCTCGCGCTGACTCTCTCAAGCACATTTTGAAGCGCCTTTGTGCTGCCGTAGCCGTTGAGCTTGCGGTGCTCTCGCGCATACTGCTTGCTCAAAAGCGTAAAGCGGTTTTTCGCCTTGGTGGTAGTGTCGTAGTCTGCGCCGCTGTCCTCGGCCTCTGTAAGCGCCTGCTGTGCCGCACTGAGCTTTTCGCGTATGTCCTCGACCTTGCTGTACTGCTTCTGATAGTCGCGTATAAGGCCGCGCTCGTTCTCGTTTGCGGCATCCTCCGCCGTAGCCTGCGCAAGTTTCCGCTCATTCTGCCGCCTCAGCTCGTTGAGCCTCTCCGGCTCGCGGGAAAATTTCTCTGGTATTTTGCCTTTGTCAAAATAATCGTCGATATCTTTGAACACGACCGAAGAATGAGTATATTTAGGATACTCAACTGACGCAATAGTGTCACCGTTTGTGCGGTCTATGTCGAGTATGACCTCACCTCTGAACGAAGAAATATACCTGTCGAGTGTACTGCGCTGTGCCTTGTTCGGCGCTACCGATAGATTTATGCCGCCGCTCTCAGGCGAAACACGAATATTGCCCTCGCTCATAAATTTTATCATGCCGCCGCTGTAGTCCTCACCGCCGTAATCTTCGCCGAGCGCGTCGGTTATATCACGGTGGTCAACTGTCCTGTAGCCGCCCGGTGCTCCCTCGTGTCTGCCCGAAAAGTCAAGCATTTTGCCGTCTGTGCAGATATAACCGGCTTCTTTGACTTTGTAGGTAGTACCGAAATATTCCTCAGCGTTTTTTACTTCACGGGAAAATTTTTCATTGACATTTTCGGTAGAACTGCGTATACTGTTCTCAGAAGCACCGCGACGAGCAGAGGCGTTTTGCCTCATCTGGTCTCTCTTCAAGAGATCAACTTCGTCAGCGGTGTTTTCTTTTATGTTGACGATATCGTAAAGATATTTTTTCCCGTCAGATGAATTGAGAATGATAAGCTCTGCATCGAAAGATTTTACATTTACGACCTTGCCATTCTGATTGACAGGGAATGCAAAAGCCGTAGAGTATCTATAAACACCGTACTTTGCGTCCTTATTTGCTGTGTGTTTTGCTTTCTCCCATCGGCGGTTTGTAGCAATCTCTATCATTTCGCCGAACCTGCCAATGGCTTTATTTTTTGCTTTAAGAATTGGCGGAACATTTTTTAATATCCGTTTTGTATACTCCGACTGGGTATACTCGCTGGGCAAATTCTCGCCGATATAAACCTTGCTCCCACTTTCGAGTATCGTATACACCTCGCCGATATGATCTGCAATATAAGCCGCGACCTTCTTGTAGTTAGTCAAATCTTTGAGCGACAGAGGATTGTTTTCAATCCACGCAATTTTTTTACCGTTAACCTCGCGCGAATACATTTCCCCGCCCTTTTTCGGCGGTGCTCTGCCCTTGCTGCCGGTTTTATCGGCGGCGTATTTGCGCACGGTGTCCTGTGCTTTCCCGTAGCTTTCGCTGTTTAAGTCCGTGCCCTCGAAGATGTTCATTCTGCCCAGAGCATCGCAGCATATCTCTTCAAAAGCCTCGTCGGGGCTGAGAATGCCGCCGTATTCGCTGCTGTATATCTTGATAAGCTCGTTTAATTCGTCCGCCGTGAAGTCGTCAAGCAGCATTTCTTTTGCCTCGTCTATGCTCAGATCGCCGTTTTCAAACGCGGCATGTCCCATCTCGTGGCGCATTATCTGCTCTGCGGTGTAGTCGGGATGGTCTGCTCTCACCATGACGGTCTTGTTTGCCGTGTCAACAACGCCTCTGAACTCGCCGCCTGCATAGCGGATATTGCCGCCCACAAAATATGTGACCTTATAGCCGTAGCTCTCCGCGAGCTTGCGGCCTTTTTTCATGTCCTCGGTGTCCTCTGCGGCATAATAAACGCCTTTCTGCTGCTTGCCCTTGTAGCTTACTTTTTCGCCAGCTTTGATTTGAGCCGCGCCAGCGCCGCCTTGTTCTTTTTGACTTCCTCCGGCGACATTTTCTCCTGTGCCTGTTTCCACTCCGCGTATCTGTCCTTCGGTATTCTGACCGTTAATCCGCTCCGCGACGTTGTGTATACGTACTCCATTATCGTTTACCTCCTGTGTGTTATTGTTAGTGACCGGCGCTGCTGTTTCGGTGCTCATCACGCTGTCCGCGCCCATCTGATACGCAATGTTCGCCTGTGCCGTGCTGAGCACGGGCACTTTACCGAGCGCGGCCTTGTCCGTGCCCTGCTGCCCCATCTGATACACAGCATCAAACGCCATTTCAAACGCCTCGGGAGATTCGACGGGGGCGAGATCGTATGTTCTGCTTATAACCTCCGGGGAGACCGTATAGCGCTCTGCCATGCTGTTAACAACGCTGTTCTTTGCCGCCGTTGTACGGATGTTGGCAACAGCGCCGCTCCCGGACATGGTATTCACAGCCTGCTGCATTACCGGGTTGCTGTCTATGATGCTCTGTTCCGCTCTCGTCAGTTTTTGACCGCTTGCGGCCTTGGCAATGACCGATGCGGTGTTATCGTCAACAAGCGTACCGCTGCGCTCGAGAGCATTGCGCACTACCGGTGTATCTCTCTCAGCCGTTATGAGCTGTTCAAGGTTGGCAGTTTCCTTGTCGCTCAGGTTTCTGTTGCCTCTCTTTGCGCTGTTGTCAAGGATGTTCTGATATTCCTCGGCGGTTAACTGTGTCTGAGAACCCTGTTCGGATGCAAGTCCGGCGTTTACAAGCTCGCGCTGATAATTTTCATACGCCCTCTGCTGCGCGTTCTCGGCTCTGTACTGGCCGCTGACAACGTTTGTACCGGCACCCGCAAGGCCGAGCGCACCGCCTATGATGTAGTCCTCAAGCATCTGCTGAGTGTCATAATCATCGGCAAGGTCTGACCAGTCGCCTTTACCATCGTCAAGCTTTAGTATGCGATCTGCGATAGGATTGAGGATATCCGAGAGCACTTCCTCCATGCCCTCTTCATTCGCGCCGACTAAGACCTTTAATGCCGTGCGGCCTCTGTCTGTCTTTGCAAGGCGGTTTACAAGGCTGTTGACAAGGCTCTCGTTTCTGATAATGCCCTTGCCGTATGCGACCTTGGAGACCGAGCCGAAGAGCTTTTCCGTAAGCACTTCAACAGCCGCGCTCTTTAAACCGGATATCTGCTGCTCACCCTCGCTCAGGCCGCGCTGCTGTGCGTCCAGTGAGGCAGAACCGTATGCGCGGCCTGCCATTGCCGCAAGACCTGTGCCGGGCGCAACAGCGTTAAGCAGCGCATCGCCGGCAAACTGTGCGCCCGCTATGCCGAAGTCAACAACGCCCTGACCGAATTTGCCCAAGCCCTCTTTAGCTTCCTGCTCGTACTCATACGCACGTTTTGAGCTTTCCTCGGCGCTTTCCAGCAGCTTTTGCTTGAAGTCTCCGGCCCAGCCGTCATTAAAGCTTTTTATCTTCTCCTGCTCCGCCTTGCGCTGCGCCTGTCCCGGCCTGACCTGCCTGCCCTCTTTTTTCGCAGTCTTGGCCTCGTTTATTGCCGTTCGTGCGCTCTCACCCATTGAAAGATTGCCGGTCGGGGACATAAAATCTGCAGCAGCCTTTTTATAAGCACTCGCAGTACCAGATATAGCAGCGTTTATGACCTTATCAAATCGTGTTGATTTTGATGCGCCGTAATCACCCGCGCCCAAAGCATTTATTTGCCCCGGCTTTCTCTCATTGCTTACTTTCCCCAAAGAAACAGCGTCACTGCCCTTTGTGATTTTTTTGCCGCCGCCCTCGTTCTGCAAATACGCAAACGCGGGGTTGTTGCGTGACAGTGCATCATTGCCGATTACCTGTTTTTTAGTGTTAGTTTTATTTGAACTCGTTTTTGAATTGCTCGTCGGTTTCTTACTATAATCCGTTTGCGAGCTTTTAAATCCGGCCTTGATATCCGATTTCAGTTTTTCAGGATCAAATTTATATTTTTTGCTTGCCACTTAAAGCCTCCTATTTAAAAGCTGCCGCTTTTACCGCCATGCTGTACTTTTGATACCTGTGACCTGAGCTTTCGTTCAAGCACTTGCAACTCGTCATTTGTCAATTGAGAGCTGTTACTCCATGCATCGACCAAACTATCAACGCTCGTATATTGATTACCGTTCCACTTGAAAACGCCCTCGTCGGGTTGATAACTGAGCTGCCGCACTTTCTTGACCGAAACGCTTCCGTCCTTATTGACCTTATAATCCTTATCGCTCGGATATGTTCTGCTTCGTGCCGCCGTCTGAGCCGCCTGAGCCGCAAGCTGTGCGTAATAGTTTTTAAGTGTCTGCACATACTCATCGCTCAATCCGGAACGCAAAACGAGATCGGCAGAAGGCGAGCCGCCAACCTCAAGTATTGCTTTGACCTGATCTGCCGCCGCATTCATTTGAGACTGTAGCTGTGCATAATTTATCCGTGCTCTATCATAGTCCTGTGCATCCTTTGCCATGTACATGTTATACTGATCTTTAAGCTCATCGCCCTCATCCTGATACCGCGAATATGCCAGTTGGTAAAGCTCCGGCACAACGCCGTTGAGCTTCTGCAAATACGCGTCATACTGCTGCTGACCGACTGCCTGACCGTAGCTTGAACCGTAGCCGCCCGTAAGAGCCGCTGCCTGACCCATTGTGTCCTGCATGGCAAGTCTGCCCTGATTAATGTACTGTTCCCTGTACAGCTTATACAGAGGGTCTGTCTCGGTGTCGTAACTGAAACTTTCTCTGTTGAGAAGTTTATTGAAAAGCTCATTTATCTGTGTATCATACTGCGGAGTATAAGTGTAATTGGTTTTAGCGTTTGGAAGCCCATCACCGTCTATTTTGGCATTGCGCTGCTTCTCGTATTGAGATGCTGCGGTATAATCGCCTTTACCAAATGCCTGATATATCTTCTTCATATAATCCGTGCCGCTATCGTATTCAACACCGTTGTATTCTTTGGGAAGGTACGAAGAATATTTGTTGGTCTGGGCATAGTTAAGCGCTTCACCTTGAATTTTCGCGTTTCGCGCCTGCTCATATTTTGCTGCTGCCGTATAGTCGCCAACGGCAACAGCATCGTTTATTTTTTTCTGATAGTCGGTATCCCTATCATATGTCGTTTTTTTGATTGCCATATTTATGCCTTCCTTTATCTAAATCTTTAGTTGCAAAGTGCTATGCTGTGCGTTTCCACATATAGACCACTAAATAGGGCGGTAAAGTATTAAATGCCGTTCCGCTGCCTGTAGCACCTGTCGGAATGCCTTGAGCAACTGTTTTAGCGCTGGTTGAATAGCTTGCATAGTCCAAGTTGGCCGATATGCTGCCGCCGCTTGTCGCAACGTATTGGGGGTGGGTATGGCTTGGCAAATTAGCGGCAGTTAGCTGACATGTGGCGGCACCGCCTATTCTGCCATTGGTATAGGAAGTACCGGCTCCAAGCAAGAACCTATCCTGAATCTGCGTCCAACTGCCACCAAATAGCTGAGCTGGATCAGTGCTGTTAACGCTCATATAGATGCTGCCCACTGGATATACTAAGTCTGCTATGCTGCTGCTGGGATCGTCACCAATTCCAAGGTCAGCCGCCAGCTCTGAGGCAGTTCGGTATTCTATAATGTTGCTGTTAGTGAAAACCGCTATTTTTTTAGCCGCCGTGTTCATTCTGCTAACGTTTGTCAAGCGAACATCACCGTTTATATCACCACCGTACTTATCAAATTTTGTTTGAAGCTGGACGGTAATGGTTTTGTTCTGCACGGGGTTTTTGCTGCTTCCGTCCAGCTTATCTTCAACATCAGACTTATTGAGCTTATCATCTAATGCTGCTTTGATAACTTTGTTCTGAACAGGATTTGCGCTGCTTGCGCTTAAAACATCATCAATCGCAATGCTGTCGTTAAGCAAATACGGCAGATTATCCGATAATTCCAGTAGATACCTCTGCATTGCGGCAATGTTTTCTTCCTGCGTTCCTTTAAATAAAGGTGATTGCGGTGGAATAATATTCATCGAATGTCTGTACCTCCCTCAAACAATTTGCTCATGCTGTAAAGCCTGACCTCGCCGCTGCCGGTGAGCTTTATTCTGAAATGGTCACATCGTCTCGGTCTTACGGGGATCATGAAAGAAGTTGTGCCGGTTCCCTTGATGTGCCCTTGATGCTCCCACTTTCCGCTTGAATCGTACTCAATATAGATGTCCATGTATGAACCTTTCGGCAGCATCATACGCATGTTGAAACGGCTGATGTACTTTTGCCCTGTATAACTGTAGCCTTGCAGACCCGTGACAGCTTCCCACTCCGGTACGCTCTCTTGTGCGCTCGTTTTGTTGTAATCGCTTATAAGATGTATATCATAGCTATCAGCGCTCTCCTGCGTTACGTATAAAGTATCTCCGTTCACTGAGCAAAATTGCACTGCGTGACTTTCGTCCTCTTTATGCCACAATCCCTTTGCAGCGTCGTAAGCAAACATCGCCCACTGTCCGCTTGAATTCTTCATTGAGATATAGTATTTGCCGTTAGCACTGCCGCCGACAGCATCTGTGTAACGCTCATCTCCAAGGTTGTCCCCTGTAGAATATGTTGTAGAACCGTCAAATGCCACAACACCGTTACGAGATTTGTAATAGCAAACATTCCCGACCATTGCGACTGAGCCGCTGCAACCGTCCTGCACGCCGTCTATCACTTTATCCTGTATCTGATGCGCTCCTGTTGACGATACAAAGACCTTGTGGAAGCAGTTTTCTTTGAAAAATATTGGATATCCGTTAACATTCGCAGCGCCTGTAAACTTGCCCGGTGTGCCGCACGATGCTTTATAGCTGTCTGTGGATATGCCCTGAAACACATTCCAGTTAGTTGCATCACCCAGCTTGCAAGCATATATCTCATTTATTCCTTTCATGTTTGCGCTATCAGACTTCCTATAATGACAGCCCCATAAACGATTTTGCGCTTGTATGACTAAATCCATATCAGGGACATCCCTGCCCATATAAAATATACTGCCACTTGAATCAATGGTTTGAGCTGTGCTTATCGTACCGGCTATAACATGCTCAGTGTTATTTCCTTCAACCCACGACTTAACTATTATGTGTGTCCCTTCTATGCCGATCGTGTCTTCTTTGTTATTTATAGTTGTGGATATTCTTACCGCATCACCGGCTGGAAACGTATATGATGAATAAATGTCATTGCCATTCGTAGCAATGGTTATACGCACATATGTACTTGTCCCGGAAGTTATAATTTTGCCGTCCGAATCGCACGGGCTTATCTTGACATAAGGCAATGAGGCAGAAGTCATAACAACCTGGCTGGACATTGAAAGGTGATTTGAATAATAACGGCCATCGGCATTTTTCTTTGTTTTCACTTTAATACCTGTTGGGAATATAACTAAATCATCGTTAAAAAAAATTAATTGCACTTTGCCGGAGAATAAGAGCTTTCCCAGATCCGCATAATCATCATATGTGATAGCCGTCATATCTTCGAGACTACTGTAATCCGGTTCGCCTGCCGAATAGCTTTTGTATATTTTATAAAGTCTTTCTGAGCTATATTGGCCGCCGGACTTGTTCCCGATAATATACAAATCTCCATTGCTGTCTACAGTCATTCCACCTATGTACGTAAACACGCCGCTCTGAATGAGACTCCGTGCCGCCCTGTTGCCCATGAGCGGGTAATAGTCCGACGTGAGATTTTTCATATCATAAAACTCTCCGTCGCCTATTTTGAGGTTGTGGTTATAGCCTCCGAAAGTGTCCGTTAACTGTTCCGTTAACGTGCTTTCGGGAATAGTGGTATATGTAGGCATTTTTACCCTCCTAAAACTTAAAATACGTACCCTGCGGCAGCGGCCTATGCGCCGCGTTGTACGCCTTCGCAAAGCGTGTATAGCCGTCGTTATAAAACAGCACTGCCTTGTTGTACTTTGCATCCTCGCTGTTTTGCTGCGCTATCTTGGCTTGCAGAAAGTTAACGTATATATCCTCTGCATACGGTTCGGGAGCTAACAGCACAGCGGAAATATCGTCTGCCGTGTATTCGGGCTTGCTGACGCTTTCCGCGCCCTCGTGTGTCGCTACGAGATCGTTGTATATAAGCCTGTCTATCTCAAGCAGCCAGCGTACCTTATCGGTTTCCTCGTATGCATTTGGTGTGAGCTTATCGGTTAAATCTATAGCTTCGGCAATTGTCATGTCGTAATTCTCCTATTAAAACAGCCGCCATTGCAGGCGGCTGTGCTGTTTTTGTGTTAATGGCGTGTCCGCCGTTACGCATTATTGAATTTAAGCGCATCTATGCTCTCATCGAGCATGCGCTGTGCGTAGTTGGCTCGCTCGATCTCGTCCGCTACGCATTTGGGCACAAGGGATGTTTTGCCCTTGGGAAGCAGATAATTCTTGCCGTTTACCGAAACATACTTGTTCGGGTCGCTGTTCCTATCGCCGCGAGGTATAAAAACCTCAATCTTATCTTCTGCTTCCGTTTTCTTGGTGTTTGCCATATTGTCTCCTTTCACGGGAGGGAGGGGATATCCCCTCCCCTTGCCGGATTACTTGTTTTCCTCGTCAGTCGCAGAGTACGAGCTGACGGACATTACACGAAGCACACGCTCCGGGTACAGGATGGTAGCGCCGTTGGTTTCAAACTTGTAGCCGATGGTGCTGAACTGATTGAGCGGGCCGCCGATCTCGTCCTTGTCGTGGATGATCATTTCAAGGCCGCCGCCCTCAGGATCAACGATACCAAAGCCGTCCTTACCGAAGAAGTAAGTGGCATAGGTAACGCCGTTGGACTTGTTCTTATAGGTAGTGCTGCCGGAGTAGATGTAGCTGCCGCCGAGAATGGGGGCGAAGGTATCCTCGATGAAGCGGCAGCCGTGCAGCTCGCCGATCTCGCCGTTGAATATCTCGCCGGTAGCGGCATACTTATGTACCTCTATCCACTCCTTGGACTGGCGCAGATCATACGCGACAGAGGGATGGATAACCGCATAATACTTGCCGTTGATACGAGGAACGCGATCTTTCTTCATCTTGGTAACTGCCTTGTTTACCATGGTGGGGGTAAGCAGTGCCCAGCCGTCAGGAGTCGAAGCGCCGCCCGAACCGGCAGTGCTGCCGCCTGCGCCCATGGTCGCCGGGGTGGTAGGCGTAGAAAGCTTGTTTCCGTCAGCGTCGATATTATCGCAGTACATTACGTTAGTACCGACAAGCAGCGCATTACGGATAAGGGTTTCCTGCGTTGCCGCAGCGGATGCGCCCATTTCCTCGGTTGCCGCGAGGATGACGTTATCATAGGCTCGCATTTCAAGCTTATCGGTAATGGAGGTGTAAGTGCCGTACTGCGAGATGGATGCGGTAAGGCTCGAAGAGCCAAACTGCTGGCCGGTGGGGATTACGCCCTCCTTGAGCTCACTTGCGCGATCAAAGGTGTTGAACTTTCTCCACTCAATAGTAGTACCGCCGTTTTTCGGCAGACGCTGCTTGCGGCCAAACTGCGCGTAAAACATCTCGGTACGTGCATTTTCCAGCAGCTCAGTATCGTAAAAGGTCTTGAGCTCCGGCGCGAGAGTGTTGGTGCTGGGGTTTGCGGCAACAGCGTCGCCGGTGTATGCGTTGGTGTAGTTGGAAGTGCCATTGTTTACAAGGGTATTAACAACGGTTCCTGCATCTGCAAAAAGCTGCAGCCAATTAAAATCAATCATTTATCGTTTCCTTTCATAGCTGTGCCACGAGCAGAAACGACGGGGCGCTTAAAGCTGACCGGGGAATATCTTTTCGCCCGATCTTATCCGGGCTTTTAGTGCCTCTCGCTGTGCTTTCGTGGCGTTTTGGTAATTAAACGTCTGAACGGAAGCGTTAGAGGACTTGCTCACACCGTCATTGGGGCGGTTTTTATTGGACTGCACCGCATTTGAAACCTGCTGTATCGACGCTTTTAGCGCTGCCTGCCTTATGTTCTCCTTGATTTCCTCTCGGTGGACAAGCTCGTAAGCATCCTCAAGCGGGAGGTTGAGGTCAGGCGCGGTAAGCCGTGCGAAGGTAGGGTTGTTAAGCTCCTTGCCGAGATTAAAATCAGGGTACTTCTGCTGCAATTCGATAGCCTGCCTGTTAAGCTTCCCGATATGCTCCATGAGCTTTTGCTCGTTGATAAACTTCTGCTGCTGCTCCTCGGCGGCTCGCATCATTTTCTCCGATTTATCAAGCTGCTTTGCGACATCGGTGGTAACGCCCAGCTCCATCGCGCGTTCCTCGTAGTATGCATCATCATCCACGACAGCCTTTGAAACAGCGTCGTAGTCCGATGCATCAACTCCGTATTTCTTCGCAATAAGCTGAATGGCCGGTGCAAGCTTTTCAAGCCCCTCAGCCGACGTTTTGAGCTTTTCCTTTGCGGCCTTTACTACCTTCCGCATCTCCCCGTTATATTCGGGGTCTGCCATGATCTCATCCCAGCTGAGCCTTTTTGCGGTGTCCTTGGCTTCCTCTGTAACTTCCTGTGTTTCCGCAGCGGCGGCCTGCGATGCAGTCTCCTGCTGCTTCTGCGGCGCAGCTTTCTGACTGTATTTCGCCCGTTTAAGCTTTGACTCCGGCACTCCAAGCTCTCTAAGCCTGTCCGCCTGAGTCGGCTCAACTGTCTGTCCGGCGACGGCAGACGCATTTACGCCCGTGTCCTGCCCGGCGGCGGCAGGTGAAGTAACGCCCGAGTCGGCTGCTCCGCCCTCGCCGGTACCGTCCGCGAAAAGCTGCAGCCATTTGAATTTGTTGTGCATTTACATGCCTCCTATTTATTTGCCCGTAGGTGGGCGAGTCCGTCGTACCGCCTGCAGGGCTCGAACCTGCATCTCTATCTCTCCGAGCGTTTTACCGTTAAACTAAAGCGGTATATAAAAAGGACGGGGTGAAGGGGGAGACACCCCGTCCGGGAGAAAAAGGTTGGCAGACTACTCATGCCGCCGTCTGCCGGGGCGGCTCTTAAAGGAGGTGAACAACGAATAACTTTGTTCCGCGTCCACGCTTTAAGCATAATAAAAAAGGGGCGGAGCATGTCACTCCACCCTTAGCCACTTTTTTTATTTTTCTGCAAAAATTTTTATATATTCGGGATATTGCGCCTGCAAAAGCCTGAAACCTGTGCATACAGTCTCGATTGCAACAGCCGCCACGGGATCATAGCCCGTTACCGTTATATCTGCTTTGCCGTCTGAAACATCGGTCTTTACCATATCGGGCACTGCTGCCTCAAGCGTTTTCGCAAGCGTCCGTATAAGTATCGTCGCCGCCGCGCAGACAACATCCTCGCCCTTCGGCGCGGCGTTTGCGTGGCCTTGAGCGCATATCTCTATAATATTCTCTTTGCTTTTTACAGATATATTTATCATGTTGCCGCACCTCCGTCGGGCATTGCCGCCTCTCTCGTCTGCGCTCTGGCATTGCTTACCTGTGCATGCTCCCTGCCGTTTGCCGGTTCTTCGGCTGGCATTCCCGTTACCTGTACTGTAGACATCTGCACGTTGGACTGCTGCGCAAGCATCTGTATCTGTGCAAGCGATCTCGCGTCGCCGCACTTTGCCGCTAACATTGCCGATACCTGCAGCAGGGTATTGAAGCGTTCAAACAGTGTTCCGTTCTGCTTGATGGTCTTGCGCACATCGTCTATGCTGTCAAAGTCCATCATCGTAAGGCATGCAAGCGCCTGATCAGTCTGCTGCGGATTGAAAAAGCCCAGGCCGTAAAACTGCAAAGCAAGCTCATTGTTCGACATCTTCGTGTACGCCGTGCGCTTTTGCGGCACAATGCGTATATCAAACTCCGGGATGCGGCTGCCGATATCATAGCCGCTGAACGTCTGCGGCTGAGGCTGTAAGCCCTCGTTGGAGTAGCTTAAAAACATCTCCTGCCCACCATCGCCGAGAATGCGGAACTGTCGCGGCGCGTCGTAAAACTGCCGTATCAGCTCTATTGCAAGGTAGTTTACCTCGCTGTACGCCCTGTAGCTGCCTTTGGTGCTATCTCTGCTGCCCTTACCGCTTGCCTCCTGCAAGGCCGCTATCGCCGATGCGGCCGTAACGCCGCTTGATGTTGTGCCCGTCGCTGTCTCCGTGTTGCCGGAGGTCTCACGCAGTTCGTTTATACTAAGCTGCAGCATCTCAATATAGTTGCCGTCAAGGTTATCATGCGTTATCGGTGCAAGATTATCTTCGGAAAGGCTGCCCTCAACGTTTACAATGGATTCATTAAGATTTGTAAACTGCTCTATGTTGACGCCGCAGTTTGCTTTCTTGAAGTATCGCGGCTTTGCGCCTACCATGGCATTTTCAACATACGCAGTTTTCAAAATATCGATTTCCGTCTGCGGCGCCTTGCACAAATCTACATAGCCGTAGCCGCATGGGCTGCCCTCAATGGGGAACAGCACATCGAACACATACGGGTACTTGCCGTGATCGTACCAGCCTGTAAGCGCCCTCTCAGGGTCGTTCTCCGTTGCATAAAGTACAGTGCCGGGCACGAACAGTATGTAGTGCAGCACACCGTTTTTGTGGTAGTACACGCTGATAACAGGTACTTTGCTTGCCGTATCTACATGATCGTCATACCTGAATTTGCTTGTAATAAAGTCGTGCGGTATCTGCTTGCCCTCCGGCAGCTCAAGCGGGAACATCTCTCGCACGTCGTCCTCGTCCTGAAAATCCACCTCAAAGAAGTATTTCGATTGCTGGATATCCTCAACGCCCGGCTCCCAGAACAGATTGAGTATGTTACACTTCTCAACGCTGATATCGCCTAAGCCGTTCATCTTGTTCTTATCCCAAATCACCTTGTAAACGCCCGTGCCGGTTTTCAGTTTTGACCACATGATTTTACTGTATGTAGTTTCGAACTGGTTTTTTTCCAGCACTACGGGGATTATTTTTGAAAGCATAGCCGCCTCAAGCTTATCGCCCTGCTCACGCGGCAGTATGTTAGGTTCGGGGTATGCATCCATAGCGTCGGCGTGCTTGTTGGTGATAACATTGTGCAGCCAGCCGCTTTTCGACCTGAAACCGGGCTTTGCATGCCCTGCCTTATCCTCCTCAACGTCGTTGCGCAGCTTCCACCAGTTTTCAGCGGCTATGATGCGGCTATCAACGGTGTTTTTGCCCGCACGGTACTTTGTAAGCACCTGCATAAGCTCGTTTATCTGCTGTTCGCCTATCGCCTTAACGCCCATTATCTGCGCCGCTGTCTCGGCGTTTGCCTGTTCGGGAGCATTCGTCACCTCCGCACGGAGCGGATCATACTGATTAGTGATATCCATTTGCTTTATATCCATCCTTTTTAAATTGATTGAGCGGATCGGAAATGATCTCGCGCGGTTTTTCGGGTATTATCGGCTCTATTGGTCGTGCCATGCACATATAGCGCCACTCGTCGGCAATATGATCTTCAAGCGTGGTGTCCAAGTCCTCCGGCTTGTGCTCGTCGTACATCAAAAGCGGTATCGTGCGTATAAAGTCCTTACAGTTATCGAATACATACATGCGCGGAAAGCCGTTTGTGTCAAATTGCAGCCTATAATGGCACTGCATCCAGCCCGGAAGCCGCTTATTGTCTCCGGGATCAAAGTATACGCCGTACTTCTCGGCGGTCTCTGCAACAGATACGCCGCGCGACACATCCCATATCGACGGGTCTGCCACGCCCAATATCTTTCTGCCCTTTAACCACGGGTGTGTATCTTCCGTTTCCTTAATGCGCTTAAACTGCTCGTCCGGTGTCCACTTAACGCCCTCGTTCGGCGCATTTTCCTTGCAGCCGTACAGCTCCAATATGCGATAAAGTATACCGTCGTAATCGATAGCCCACCACGCGCAGCTAAACGGCTTGTTATAGCCAAAATCGTATGATCTGTATATCGTCCAGCCGCGAGCCTGCCCGGAGTTCAGATCAAACGCCGGTATAACATGCGTGTATTTGCGCTGCTCTATTGCCTCTTCGGGCGTTATTCCGGTCTCTTCGCACATCGATCTGTCGGGCGCTGCACGGAAGTCCTCAAAGAATGCTCCCTCGAATATGTCCCACTCACCCTCGAGCCACGCCTTGCGCAGCTTAGGCGGCAGTGCCTCGAGATTGCGTATGTAATCGGGATCGGCATCCATCAGAGGCTTGTTATCCGTTACCTTGCTTTGAATAAAAGTGTAATCGCTGGGGTTTTCCCCGCCCTTGTAAACGCGATCTATCGCCAGCCGTTTAACCCAGCTATGGCCTACACCGCCGGGGTTACAGGTAACATAAATGCGGTGTGGAAAGTTATTCGCGCCGCGCACGCAGGCTGTAAGCTTGCGAAAACGTTCCTCTGTTTGATGTGTGCCCTCATCAATAAACAAAATATCCGTTTCAGTGCCCTGAAAGCGCTCCGCATCCTTATCCGTATCGCAGTACCTGAACAAAATGCGGCTGCCGTTCGGGAAAGCGATAACCTTCTTCTGATCGTTGTATTGCGCAAGCCTCTGCGCCTTTTCGGGCGCGTAGCAGTGCAAATCCCTTGTAAGCGGTACAATGTGGTTTTCCTGTAATTCGGGGTATGTTTTACGGATTATCATGCACGTTATGCCGGGGTATTTGAAACAGTACAGCACAGCGGCAACACGCACAACAAAGCTTTTGCCGCCGCCTCGTGCGCCGCCGAAGAAAACATACTTTGCAGCAGCGGATAAAAACTCGCTCTGCGTAGGGCTTAAATAATCAATATAGTATTCCGGCATAGCTACTTACTGCAAAATCCATCCGCACCGGCGATGATAACGCGCACCGGCTCCGGCTGTGCATCCGGCGCTGCCTGGCGTTCAAGGTTTTTGATCCGCGCCTCCTGCTCGCGCTTGTCCGCGTCGCTCTTCACGCCCTGAATATCGGCCAAGTCCTTCATAGCCCCTGTAAGGCTGCGTAAGCCGCGTTTATCCTTTAGAATATCCTCATCCGTTATCTGCGCTACAGCGCTGCATATCTTGCTTGAAAGCAGCCCGGCGGCCTCTAACAGGCTTTTGTATTCCTGATATGCTATCTCGCATTGTGCTTTTACACGGTCTGCGTCCCTCTGCGCCCTGAACTGCGTCCTTTCCTGCGCCCACTGCTCCCTCTGCGCACGTTTGCGCAAGGTGCTGTACGATACCTTATATTTTGCAGCAAGCGGCCGTGTACCGATGCCTGATGTAATGTATTCAGTTTTGATATCATCCCAAATATCCATATCACCATTATGAAACACGAAGGGCATATAATGTAACTCCACCCTTACCGCAAAAATAAAGGGTAACGCATAATGCGCTACCCTCTTTCGTTGTATTTGGCTTCCGTGATCCTGTACGCCGGGCACATGGCATAACTATTACTACAGTATTTTTCAATGAATGCCTTACGCTTCTTCTCATTTCCTTTAAACCATAGCTGCAACCGTGCATCCGGGCAAAAGCCCTCGCAGAATATTTTGTTTTCTCGCGCCGAGCCCTTCGACCAAAACGGGCACAGCACTTTATAATCGCCATAATCAGCCACCGCCATCCCTCCCCAGCGTATACCTTGCGTACCTTGTCGCCTCGCCGTACCTGTTGCGCCCCTGCACCATTTCACGCGATATATCATAGCCCCTGCTGCGCAAATCAGATATACGTGAAGCAAGCCGCATTATGCCGTATTCCGATAGCGCATCCAGCGGTGTTATGCTGCCGTTATCCCTCAAATGCCGGAGTATTCTTTCATTCTGCGTCATGTTCCGCGATACCTCCACACCATTTTATGTGTTTTCGTCCGCACGGCCTTAGCTCGTTTTATGTAGCCGGCAACCAATATGCCCTTTGCTGAATCATCTTCACGCCGTGCGGCCTTGATAGCTTCGTTTCTTTTGCAAAACGCCTTGTACCGTTCGCACGTTGCATGGCATTTCACAGTCCGATCCGGGCAATTACGGCAATCACTTTCCATAGCTTACAGGTTCAAAATCGTTACACCAGCCGTTACGCTTATCGCAGTCGCAAGCGCAATGATCGCAGCACCAGTCGTAATAGGTGTTTTCGCTTCTGCGGCAGATTTCACGGATTGCGTTTTTATACAGCGCTATCGTATCATCAAGCACCGTTATCTGTTTACGCCGCGACCAAAGAAGCTCCAAGTACAAATCTTCAACTTTAGCGATATATTCTTTGGGTTCACCGTGCAGCAATCCTAACAGCCATAGGCGGATTTTATATAGTAATCTTTTCATAATAGTTTCTTCCGGCATAACGGGCACACAGCCGCATACTCCGTTTTCTTTTTCAAAGTTCATGTTTCCCATCCTTTCAAAATGCTATGCCCGAATGTTCGCCGCGTTCGGGCAAATCAACCATTTCAGGCCGTTTTATTTCCTGCTCCACAGCCCACGCTATATTCCACAGCGCCGCTACAAGGTGATGCGCTTCCGCGTCGCCCTGTATGTACAGGCTAAGATGCCGTATGCCGCTGTCTATCAAGCTGTGCTGGGGTATGCCTCGATCTACGTTCCTTTCCCCATAGTGGATAGCACCGCGTTCACAGTGCTGTGCAAGGGCGTGTATCGCCCCCCAGGGCGCGAGATCATATCTGCCTTTCCCGTCGGCCTTATCTCTCACTGCGCCGGTCGAAAACTCGCGGCGTTCATCCTTTTCGAATTTCATTATCCTCCCACCTTTCGCCGATATCTTCTAAAAAATGCAGAAATTCATGCGTATCTGCACAATAATATTGTTTGCCGTTAACGGTAACCGTGTAGCTGCCGTCGTGGTTGCTTTTGGCTTCCCAGCCTACGTTTTTAGCCATTATCGCCTACCATACCTTTCATCGAATGGCGAGAAGTTATCCTCGCCCACTATTTCACGTATGCGACGATCAAGGACGCTTTTTGCATATACGATCTCGTCGTCGGCCTTGCTGTCTTCTACTACCAAATCAGCGATCTCGTTTGAATATCTTACAAACGCCTCGCCGAATGCCCGTGCACGGCCTGAGCCTAAGCCCAGCACTTCATTAGCGGCCATAAACGCGGCATCTTCCGCAAGCTGCATGCGGTTGCGCCCGTAAAGCTGTAACTGAATGTTCACTTCACGCTGCACGGCTTTTGCAAATGCTGATTGCTTACCCATGCTTAGTCACCACCTTATGGCCTACGTATTCGTCGATACTCAGTCCGAGCGCATCGGCAAGGATTTCTATTGTATCTATCCAGCCGCCGCGTAGTGATTTGCGTTCAAGCAGGCTTATCGTGGTTTGGGCTATGCCGGATATTTCGGCCAGCCGCACGATGTTTAACCCTGCATCCAATCGCGCCTTGCGCATATATTCCCCGCGTGTCATTTTTGTCCCTTTCTTATCGTCGTTTTAACGCTTTCAACGCCGTCACGGAGTGTAGCTGTCAGCACATCGAAGTTTGCGTTTATGCAGTCCTCGTTGAGCTTCCGCGTCGTCGATATCGTTTGGCATATATCGTCAGCAGCTTCGGTTATGGTGTTCACTGCCTCATCGAGCTTTTCAAGCAGTTTGATGATTGCCGTCGCCGTGTTGTCAATCGGCTCTGCTGGCGGTTTGGGCTGCGGCGCTGCTTCTGCCGCTTTGGGCGTTGCTCTGCGATACCGTACCGCCTCAATAGCCTCCGCGACTTCTTGCGGCAGTTGCGTATTGAGGTATTCGCAAGCCCAGGCAATCACCCCGCCGGTTGTCGCAGACCGAGAATATTCTATTAACTCGTCCCACTGCTCATTGGCAATGCGCTTTACCACAGTGTACAGTTTGTTGCAGTAGCTCCCGCTCACACCGACCGCAAACGCCACCTGTTCGCCTGTCTTGCCCATCGACATAAGCGCAATTATCTTCTCGTTCGTCGCGTTAGAAATTCGTCTTGCTCCCATTTTTGTCAGTCCTCCTTTTTATTCTTCCCATTCAAGCGCTTGCCCACAGTGAATGCAAAAAGCAAACGGAAAAACTTCTCGGTGCAATTGTCCGCAGCTTGGACACTCGCAGTCATAGATTGTGTAACCGTTATTGTCTATTGCAAAGTTCGTCGGCTTTTTCGGTATCTGCTTGTTAATAGCATTGATTGCTAAGTACATTGCCTTTTTGTCTGCTTTTGTGAATTGATTATTGTTTAAGATGCAAACAAGGCGTTCTTGCGCTTCTGCTGCTGTCATTCGTCAGGCTCCTTTCTTTTCCCTTCTGCGCAGTAGAAATTTAGCCATCGCTTGACCGCCTTTCGCAGATTTGGTCTATAACGCGCTTGCATTCATCGACCATTTCAGCGGTTGTCCAGCGTTTTAATTCTTTAGTATACGCAGAGTCGCAACAAGCGCCGTTATAATCCCAACAATGGGAATAATCCCAGCCGATAAACAATCCTTTCCGATCTACAGTCGCTAAATATTGCTCCTCATACGTAATTCCGCCGTTACAGTCAATCATTTCAACATTTAACGGTTTGCCTTCATATTCACTGATATCAACATACGCACATGGATGAGTCCCGAGGCTTAACACATAGTAGTCAAAGCCTCTCCAAGTGCCGTGCATCAGCTGCTCAGGGTCACAGCGTTCAGGTTTATAAACCATTTCTTTCATTCGTCAGTCCGCCTTTCTCCGTAACTGCAAAAGTCGTCCGCGTCTGGTGTTTCTTCGCACACCCATTTGCAATCTTTATGCGGATAACCGTTGTTGTTATCCTGCCAGTAAATGCAGTCCTTGCAGCGCACCACAATCTTTGCATCTACTGTGGGGATCGCGTCCACAATGGGCAAAGCAATCTCGTCTCTATCTGCATTATCAAACCACGGCTCGTTATCAAGCCGTTCCCATAGTACATTCGCGTCAATCAGCCGCATCGCTGTCACCTCCGCCCCTTCTTGCATGGAGAACAAAACAGCCTATCAATCCAAGACACTTTTCCATTGCCCCCAGTAGCGCATTTCTTCGACTGGCAGGTCTTGTTCTCTTTGTGGTAATAGATGCAGTCCTTACACGGATTTCGCATTGTCAACACCTCCGTCCTTTCTCTCGCCGAAACTGCAAAAACTGTTTGGAAATGTCCGATGCTGCGGCATAAGAGCTGTACCACCGCAAACCCAACCGTCTGATTGCGAAAATACACAGCCCTCACATCGCACCACCGGCACATAGCCCATCTGCACCGCCATGCGCTTAAACTCGCTCTTTGTCGGTTCGTGAATATAAATAGGCTCGATAGCAGGCGCACACTTAATGCACTCGATAACTTTGCGAGCGCCTCGCATTTCTGCGCTCGTTATTTTTTCTCTTACCGTATATACCACCGATTGTTCGATGTCATGTAACAGCGCTTCACGCTCTATGTTTTCAGCCATTCTCATCACTCTCCGTTTCAAATGCATTCTGGCAAATTGTGCTGTCAGCCAAAATTCCCGCAACAACAGGCAACGCACAGTCGTTTGCATAGGGTAGCCACCAAGTGCAATCTTTTCCGATACACCGACTGACATGCATATTCCCCCCAGCAACCATGATCGGACAATACTCCCCGTGTTCAGTCAGTCGTTCCATCACTCCACCTCCGGCGCGTCCGGCAGCGGCATCCAGTGGCTTACTTTTACTTCTACGCCCCTGAAAAGCCAACTTTCTTCGTCATCGTTATATACCCCGACACCTGCTGCTTTGAAATAGGGCATATAAATTAGATAGTTGATGTAGGTGTTATCGTCGTCGTCAATCCATTCCTCAGGCAACTTCTCGCTGCACGGAATCCACTGCATTTTAAGTTGGTTTCGTAAACGCATGATTTCTTTACCTGTCCATTCAAGCTCCGCTCTCAGCGCTTCGTTTTCGCGCCTTAGGTTTTGGATTGTTAAATCTTTTTCTGTCATCGTTAGTCCTCGCTTTCAAGCTTCATAAAACATCCCCAGAAAGTTTGAGATTTCTTGCCGCTGTGATGCCCAAATAACGGTTTTTCGCCGATTGCTTTCCAAACATCGGCAGCGGGGATCTGAGTTTCAGCCCACTTAAATATCAGCACCCCATCCGGTTTAAGCACTCGTTTACATTCCAAAAAACCATCATGTAACATTTGCGGCCAATTATCATCTAAGCGGCCATACTTTTTGATCAACCATGCATTCTCACCTACCCTCCGAAGGTGCGGTGGATCAAATATCACAAGAGCAAAAGAGTTATCATCAAACGGAAGATCGGTAAAATCACATTGCACATCAGGATCGATGATGCAACTTCTTTTGGATTGCCCGTCGTTCGGCTTCCAGACACCGTAGTATTCTTCTTTGCGCCGATCTGCATAAACAGCAGCCGGGTGTTTTTTGTTAAACCATATAGTCCGAGAGCCGCAGGTTACATCAAGTATTTTTTTGTTCATTCTCAGTCCCCCATTCGCAGTATTTTTTTGTTTTCCTTTCTTCCAAAAATCCTAAATCAATCTGATTAATCTGCACCGCATCCATCCCGGATATTCTGCAATCGCTGCAAGGGCAACTAAAGCAGCTTGGTGAATACGGGCGGGGCTTGTTTACTGTTGGTCGGCGCATATTTTGCCCCACTGTTCAGCCATCGCTTTTGCTATACCAGGGAATGTCTTGCTTCGGGCTTTGGCTGTTCTAGGATCGTTCCACCTAAGGATTTTCCCATTCCCATCCGTTGCGTGATTTGCGGATGCACCCACGCTATAGCCGCCCGGCAGGATTTCGCCGGGGTCAACAATTTTCGCTGCGATAAGTGGGGGTAGGTTTTTAAGCCACAAGCAAGTACTTTTTCGCGCGTGTTCTCCGAACCAATACGGCTGGACAATCTGTGTCGGCTTTTTATAGCGTGTACTCATAGCCCCTATCGGGTTTTCAACGGCTATGCGGTCTATATCGGCGTTGATAAACTGCATAAAAAACCATGCCGCTTTGTCTCTGTTGTGCGCTCGCTCAACGGCTTTCTCGCCATATCGCTCGACATTAAACCACCTGTTTCCGGCAGCAGAGAGATATGTACAAGGCGGATGCGCTATCAGCAAGTCCCATTTGCCCACATCATGCGCTACGCCGTCCATCGTGGTTATCTGCCCCCCTTTGATAGCCTCGAGCGCATCGCCGAGTATATGCCATTCAGGGTGACCGCCCGACGGTTCGGTAACGTCGCAGCTGTACGCTTCGTGCCCCTTTGCTCGGAAAGCCTTGCACACCGTCTGGCTTTCTTCACAGGCTATAAGAACTTTCATTTAGTACACACTCCTAAACCAATTCTGAATACCGTCGCCGGTGAAAAAGACAGCGTTCTTATCAAGCTCCCTTGCCACCGCCGCACCCTGCTTCTCCATGCTCCAGTGTGTTGTTTCGCAGATATCAACGATATGCTGACACAGCGCAGCCGGGATAACGCTTCTTTCTCTGCTGCCGTTCAAGCCTTGTGTGCCGGTTCGTGAACCTCGCGGCGCTGCTGCGTGACAAGGTGCACCGTTTTTGCACATTGGCTTGAACTGCGGGTCAGGATGGTTTGTCCAGATGTCCGTTGGCTTCATCCTTCTTTGCTCCACGGGTTTGTCAAGCTCATACTGGCAATATGTGACCGTGTACCGCGGAAGCTCCTGCATCCATGTCATCTTTCGCATACCGCCCCTTGGGTTTTCGATAAACCAATACTTCGGGGATAATGCCGAAATCAGGCGTAAAACATGCTGATCAACCGCATCGCAGAACTTCGCATATTCGCTTACCGGGTCAAGGTTTCCGGTGTCAGGGTTCTTTCTGCGGTGATGACTTATCGCTGCTATGCTGAATGTGCTGCAATCAGGGCTTGCCCATATCACATCAGGTCTGCCGAACTTCTGAAGGATGTCTTCGGCCTTGACTGTCATGATGTCGGCATAAAGGTCAATATTCTCAAAGTCCTTGCTCCATTCAATTGAAAACACTTCATGACCTTTAGCCTCGAATGCCTTGCCGATACTCCGCGTCCCGGCGAATAATTCAAGAACTTTCATCAATACACCGCCCTAAAATGATTTTCGACTGAATCGCCCGTAAACCACAGGTATTCGCTGCCCAGTTCACGCACAACTTCTGCGCCCTGTTTCTCCGCCGCCCAGCGCTGAACAACATCCAGCGCAACGGCATAGAGGTTATCCCAAACGGGAAAATCAGCCGAATAGCCGTAAAACTGCCCCGGTTGCGACACAACGCCTATTATGCTGTCAGGAAAACGCGCATCGTCCACGCGGTTAAGCACACACCATACGCACTGCTGCTGATTTAACAGGGTGCAGCCCCTTGCTTCGCCGTAAAGCATCTGCGCAAGGGCTATCACGTCGGCCTCGGTAAAGTACATCTCGTACTCAGGCTCTGCCACTTCCACTACGCACAGGCCGTGCGTATCAACCTCGGGCGGCACACCGTCCGCATCGGCCTTGTTGCCCCCTTTGTCAAGGGCAAGCAGTACCATGACTATCAGCGCCAGCAGCGCCGCGCACACCTGGGCTATGATGATCGTGTATTTATTCATCGGCTACCTCGACAAATTCGCCGTCCGCAAGCTTATACCATGTATCAGCCTTTATTATTTCGCCATCGATCTGTGCTGATTTAACGCAAACAGGGGCACAGCGCTGTTTATCGCTGTCATATGCCCACTCCGCAAGTGTTATCCAGTTGCCGACTGCTCCTTTTATAATGCTGTTGATGCCTATAGCAGCACCTACGCTGGTGTTGCCCGAAATATCGATCCGCGCGAAGTCGCCTGAGCTGCCTATCTGCGCGTAGTCGCCTGAGCTGCCTATCTGCGTGGAGTTGCCTGAGCTGCCTATCTGCGCGGAGTCGCCTGAGCTGCCTATCTGCGTGGAGTTGCCTGAGCTGCCTATCTGCGCGTAGTGGCCTGAGCTGCCTATCTGCGCGGAGTCGCCTGAGCTGCCTATCCGCGCGTAGTTGCCTTTATTAACCTTATTACTCGGCATGCTCTTTATCGTTTTCTCGCACGCGAAATCAACGCAAGCCTTGATGAAACCGGAAAATCCAAGCTTTACGCCGATTTTGATAGTGCTTGTGGCGAATTTTCGCCCATCATCGGTAACAGGCTCGTCTATGGCCTCTACGGTTGTAAAATCGCTGAGCTTGCCATCTTCGCGTACCAATGGGTAATAGTCCAGCACATCAAACGGATTAACGCAATAATGCGTAACGCCGCCGACGCACACGCCGTGCCCGTTTTTCTTGTAGGTTTTGCCTTCTTCGTACTGATGACCCCTGCATATAAGCCCAGGGTCGTAGGCTTTAAAGCCGTGTTTGTTATCATTCATCGTTGTTCCCCTTTTACTTTCCTGTATATTTCCTTAAGGCTTTCAAGCTGCTGCGCACTGGCCTTTTCGCTGTGCGCAACAACGCCCTTGGCCGCGTCATTTGTCGGCAGCTCGTCCTCCCAGCGGCCTTGATTAAGCCATGTAGCCGGGTTAGGTATGTACTGCCCGTTGTCTTTAAGCCACTGCTGGCTTTGCTTCTGCGTATTTACGGCGGCTATCAGTACCGAAACGGGCGCTTTGACTTTAGCGAATGCCTTTTTTGCGTTGCCTTTACCCACTTTGCGGGGGTAAACAGCCCAAAAAGCATCAAAATCGTCGGTTTTCGCATCCGCGCGCTTTTCGGATTCGGATTCGGATATGGATTCGGATTCGGATTGGATTGGATTACGGGGACATATGCTATCATCTGATTGCATCTGCATACATATGTATTCAGATGTATGCAAGCCATCTTCCGGCGCTGGAAACTTACTTTTTTTCGCCCTAACATTCTGGTGGTGGTCCCAAGTCGGAAGGTACAGGTACGGTCTACCCTCAAACACATACAGAGTTACTAAACCTGCAATCTCCAACTTTTTTATCGCCCCAGAAACTGTCTTGGTCGTCAGCGTTTCCTTTAGCGGGAACAGGCGGCTTTTTATAATAGATGGTCTGCCATCAAAGCGCCCGTAATCATCACAATTTACTATCAGCCGATAAAACAGAACTTCTTCGAACCACGAAAGCTTGTCGATACTGTCCGACGTGCACACGCTTTCTTTAATGATCCTGTTCGGCATGGCGCATCACCTTAGTTAAAAGGCAATTCGCCGTCATCGTCCAGTTCTTCAAAGTCTGCGGCGCTTATGTCCGCCGATGCTTCCCTGCGCTTGCTTTCGCCGAAGTAGACATGTTCGGCGACCACCTCCGCGTTCCTGCGCTTGTTGCCGTTGTCATCTGTCCAGCTGCGTATCTGCAATCTGCCAGAAACGATAGCCATGCTGCCCTTGCTGAAATACCTATCGACAAATTCACCCGTTCCGCGCCATGCGACGCAGTCAATAAAATCGGTCTGCTTTTCGCCGAAATCTCGGTCAACAGCCAGCGTGAAAGACGCGACTGGCGTATTTGACTGCGTGTATCGCAGTTCCGGGTCACGGGTCAGGCGACCCATTATCGTAATTGTGTTTAACATTTGTTTCCCCTTTCATATCCATGACTTTCCGAACACTTCCATAAATTTTTCGTGCCCGTACAGTTTTTCAAATCGTTCCTGGCACTGCTGCTTTAAGCGGATATCAAGATCGCGGTTAAAGTGAACGCCGTAGCTTGCGCCGTTGTGCCAGTCGTAGCGCAGCCACACCCAGCAGCCCCATTTCTCGGCGGCTTTGCGTCTGCCCCCACCGTAACAATGGTGGCGGCAAAGCTGTGTTGTGCTGCCGGTGATGAAACATGCCTTTTCCGTCTGCATGATGCTATCTGCCATCCCATGCCTCCAGCATTGCGTTGATTTCGCCCGCCGGTCTTGTTTCGATGCCCAGTGCCCGGCAGTCCTGAATCAGATTGTCTATCAGCATTGACATTTGCCGAGTGTCGAAGTCCGAGCTGCCCATGTGGAAGAACACATTCCAATAGCCTGTGTACGCCGGTTCTCTTTCCGCCTTGCGCCCGATATGCCCTCTTTGCCAGTCGGTCATTGCCGCATCGGTGTACTCATCGGGGATTAGAGCTATGTAATACAGCGTCGGGATATCCAGCAGCGCATTTCGGTAAACTTCTTCCGGGCTTATCCGCGTCGCAAGCGATATATCGTTTATCAGCCGCCACGCATACGCATTAGCATCCAGACTGCGCTTTTTGCGTGTCTTTTTGATTTCATATTCGCCGGGCTTAAAGCCGTATACAAAGCGCCGTGCATCGTCGCGTGGTATCGCAAGGCTTACACCGTCCGGCGTTATTTCCGCATTACTTATCTTCATTGGTATTCACCGTCTCTACGCACTTATTGCACAGCACCGCGCCGAACTTCTTCTTCGTGCCCTCGCTCCACTTTTTCAGGGAGATGGGCTTGCCGTCCGCGCCGGTGTAGACAGCCAGCGGCGCGCTGCATCGCTCGCAGCGGTAAACAAGCTCGTCCTTCGGCTTAGCGTCATGCTGTACAGGCGGTTTGCGGTCAGCGGGCTTGCGGTAATATTCATCGTTGCTGGGGTCTGCGTCGGGGTCGTCGCCGGTGCTGATCTTGTACATCTTCATCAGCGCATATTTATCGGCGTATGTCATGGCCTTGCCGCTGCCCTTGTCCTGCGCGTCGATGCCTTCCGCAAAAGTGGTTGTTTCAATGTATTCGTCCGGGTTATCAATATTTACAAAGCGGTAAACCGTCTCAACGCGTTCAAAAAACGTCGTCTTTTTGCCGGTAATGCCGTTGTAGTTGGTTTCGCTTTCAAGCCGTTCGCTTTCAAGGACGGTGCGCGACGCGGGGTAACTGTAAACGCCGTATTTAGCTTCAAGCGGCTTCACATTATCTATAATGTCGCGTTCGGACACTGCCTTGTAGCCCTTGCCCTTGCCGGTATCTACATGTAGGTTTTTACCGACGGTGTTCAGATCGGCGGTTATTGCAGCCATGCGCTGGTAGATGTTCAGCGCCGTATCTCTTTTGATTTCTTCCATATCGCACCTACTTTACCGACATGCTTCTGCTTTCGGCTATCCACCACCCCGGAACATCTATGCCGGATTTGATAGCGGCCTTGATAGCGTTTTTGTCAGGCTTTTTTTCAACCTTGACGCGCATATATTCGTCAGGGGCTGTGCTTTCATCGTCGCTTGCCGCTGGATGTGACGTAGTCCAGCGCGCTACCACCTTGCCGGATTTGTAGTTTTCACCGTCCAGCGCGTCGGCAGCAGCGGTCTTGAAGCGCTCGGCGCGTTTTTCACAATACTTCTTGCGTGCTGCCAAGCGGCCAATTTCCAGCTTGATTGCTTCCGCTTCCGCTGTGTCGTTTTTATAGCCCAACAGCAGATTTTCAATAACGTCCTTGCGCTCCATGTTCAGCGCTTCAAACTGCTTAAAAAATTCTTCGACGGGCGCTATGACGTTGCCGTCTTCGTCTTTCCAGTCGCACAGCTCGCCGGTCTCGGCATCTGTGAAACGGTCGTACAGTTTCATGATCTTGTTATCAACCCAGTACAGATTGTTCATTTATTGTTCCTCCTTTGATACTTGATATTTGCAATTTTTCGTGATATTCTTTTTGAAAAAAGGATGTGTTTATATGCGTACATGCCCGCGTTGCGATAACCCCTGCTGTAACGATAGCGATTATTATTGTTTCAACTGTGGTATGCCTTTGCAAAACCATTGCAGAGACGAAAACTGTTATTATAACTCTGAGGACGAGCTACCGCCTGAGGCCTGCTACTGCCCACAGTGTGGCAGCGAAACAACTTACTTAATAGAAAAATTCATATCTCCCGCTTCATTCGACTGAATCAGCTTTCCGCATTTCGGGCAAAAGTGCCACCTTTTGCTCACATCCCGACCGCATGTGCATTGCATGCGGTCTTCTTCTTTTATCCGCTTATCAGCAGTCATCGTTATTCCTCCTTATTTAAATGTGTATCTCTCTCGCCTCTTAGCGCACTCGGCCTCCGCAGTATCGGCAAACCACACAAGCGCCGATACAATGCCGCCTATCGTAAATACGATGCCCATGACGGCCACGCAGAACCAAAACAGTATCATTACCCTTTCCCCTTTCAGCACTTGCCCACAAGTGCCCTCAGCTCGTCTATCGGGATATCCAGCGCCCTTGACAGCGCCTTGACCTCACCGATCTTCCACGCGTCCGACGTTCCGCCCATCATCGAGCGGTAACGCCCTACGCTTATGCCCATTTTGGCGGCAAGCTTGACCTCGCTCAGCTGCAACGCGCCTTTTCG